ATTGAGGGTCTGGGTTAACACATTTCTTGGTGAGACTTGGGAGGAGCAGGGAGATCAGGTCGATGACGATTCTTTGATGAACAGAAAGGAAGAATGGGAAGTTATCCCAGAGGAAGTGCTTGTTTTGACTGCTGGTGTCGATGTGCAGGATGACCGTCTAGAAGCTGAAATTGTCGGCTGGGGTAAAGACGAGGAATCTTGGTCTATTGCCTACCGAACGATTCATGGCGACCCATCTGCTCCGTCCGTTTGGCAGGAACTTGACCAATTTATTTCGCAAACTCTAGAGCATGAATCAGGCAACGACATGATTGTCAGGGCGACTTGCATTGACTCAGGTGGTCACAATACGCAAGCAGTCTATAAATATGCCAGTGCCAGAGAGGGCAAGCGAGTGTTTGCAATCAAAGGTGTTGGTGGTGATGGCAAGCCTATCGTTGGCAAGCCATCTAAAAATAACATTGGCAAAGTGAAACTCTTTCCTGTTGGCGTGGATACGGCAAAACATTTGCTATTTAGTCGGCTGAAGATTGAGGAACCCGGAGCAGGTTATTGTCATTTCCCAATGGAACGAGATGAGGAATATTTCAAGCAATTGACCGCTGAGAAGGTGGCGACTCGATACCACAAGGGTTTTGCAAGGCAGGAGTTTGTTAAGACCAGACCTAGAAACGAAGCACTTGATGTGCGTGTTTATGCAATGGCTGCGCTTGCGTTGTTGAATGTGAATCTGTCGAATATGGCAAGAGCAGTCACTGTTCGCAAGAATGCGGACGAGCAAACAAAGACCAAGCAATCAGTCCAGAGGAGGCAGAATTCAGGTTTTGTCAATGGTTGGCGTTAGAATTTGCTCAAATTGTCTAAGGGGTTCTAATGGCAAACCTTTTTGACGCAACGAATGCGCCAACTACTGAGCCTGAGAAAATTGTCGTTGGTGACTTCATCCAATGGAAGCGCACCGATTTAAGCGCAGATTACCCACCCACCTCCTACACAGCAACCTATGTTGCTCGGATCTCTGGTGGTGGATCGAGTGAACATCAGATTGTCGGAACAAATAGTGGTGGAGATTATTTGTTCACGGTGACCAGCGCAACGAGTGCTGGATTCAATGCTGGACAATATCACTGGCAGCTTGAGATTGTTCAAAACTCAAGTTCAAACCGAATCGTTGTTGACCGTGGTTATTTTGAGGCAATCGTTGACCTTGATGTAAACGGCACTGATCCTCGCACTCATGCAGAGATCATGGTCACAAAGATTGAATCATTGCTATCTGGCAAAGCTGATTCTGATGTTGCAAATTATTCAATTGCAGGACGCTCTCTTACCAAGTTGTCATTCAATGAGTTGATTCAGGCTCGCGACTATTACAAGAGCGAAATGCGAAAAGAAGAAATTGATCAACGAATTAGGCGAGGTCAGGCAACAGGTGCGACCATCCAAGTGAGGTTTTGATGGGAATTCTTGACATTTTCAAACGCAAAAAACCTCTGAGAAAACGAACTTATGCTGGCGCAGCTACTGGTCGGCTTTTCTCTGATTTCATTGCAAGTTCACAATCTGCTGATGAGGAAATTCGTGGGGCATTAAAGACTCTGCGAAATCGATGCAGGGATTTGAGTAGGAATAACGAATACGCTCGCAGGTTCATCAATCTGAGCAAAGCGAATGTGGTTGGTGATCGTGGAGTCACTGTTCAAGTGAAGGCTCGAAACGACAATGGGTCGATGGATGTTGTCGGTAATTCGATCATTGAGAACGCATGGAAAAAATGGGGTCGGATTGGAACCTGCACTGTCGATGGCAGGATGTCATGGGTTGACGCGCAACGATTGTTTGTCGAGACGCTGATCCGCGATGGTGAGGTTCTTGTTCGTTTGGTGAAGTATCCAAACGATTTTGGCTTTGCTATTGAATTCATCGAGTCTGATTTGCTTGACGAAGAATACAACATGAGATTGCCGAACGGTCATCGCATCCGAATGGGTGTTGAACTTGACCAATTCAATCGTCCTGTTGCTTATCACTTGTTTACATCTCATCCTGGCGACAATCAGTCTCAATGGATGGGCAGGACTTACAACCGAATCCCTGCTGACAAGATGATTCATTGCTTCTTGCCAGAGAGGGCAATGCAAACTCGCGGTGCGCCTTGGATGTCTCCTGCGATTGCCAGCTTGAAAATGCTTCACGGTTACAGAGAGGCTGAACTTGTTGCAGCGCGTGTTGGCGCATCAAAGATGGGTTTCTTCACAAGCCCTGGTGGTGATGGATTCCAAGCAGATGATATGCAGGACAAAGTGCCGATCATGGAAGCCGAGCCTGGAACATTCCACCAACTGCCAGATGGCGTGAACTTCACTCAGTTTGATCCTACTCACCCAACGAGTGCATTTGCAGATTTTGAGAAGGCAGTCCTGCGAGGGATTGCTTCTGGTCTTGGTGTGTCTTATACATCACTGGCAAATGACCTTGAAGGCGTTTCGTATTCCTCAATTCGCCAGGGTGCGCTTGAGGATCGTGATCAGTGGAAGGTCGTTCAAGACTTCCTGATTCAGCATTTTGTTGAGCCTGTGTTTCGTGAATTCCTGATGAAGATCATGGAGAACGGAACGATCAACATTCCAGCAAGCAGATTTGACAAATTTGCTGATGCAACAGTGTTCCGCGCTCGTGGCTTCCAGTGGGTTGATCCACTCAAAGAGATGAACGCAGCGGTCATTGGAATCAACAATGGAATTTTGAGCCTTCAAGATGTTGCGAATCAATATGGTCGAGATGTTGAAGAAACATTCGATCAGATTCAGGCAGAAAAAGAGATGGCAGCGACTTATGGCGTGAAGTTGGCCTTTGAACCATTTGGGGCAAAGATGCCAGTTCAAGCTGAAATTGAAGGGGGTTCTGATGCCGACACCCAATGAGTCAATGAAAGAGGAAGCCCAGCGAGGTCTTGATTGGAGGCGTGAATTTGGTCGCGGTGGAACTGAAGTCGGGATTGCCAGAGCGCGAGACATTGTGAATGGTGCTGACTTGAGTGATGACACGATTGGGCGCATGGTTTCCTATTTTGCTCGTCACGAGGTTGATAAAGAGGCTCAAGGATTCAGACCTGGGGAAGACGGTTATCCATCAAACGGTCGCATTGCGTGGGCTTTATGGGGTGGTGACGCTGGGAAATCTTGGGCAGATCGTGAGTGGGCAAGAATTCAATCTGATCGCAGTTATGGTGAGCGTCCTTATCCAAACGAACACGCTGCTCGACTTAAAGACCCTGCCAAATATGACTCGTTCGCCAGAGAAAACGATGCTGGTGGTGATGGCATTGACTTTATTTATGGAATCAAAGATGGGGTGACTGAACTTCAGGCTATTCGTTTTGATAAAGACAAATTCACTCCATCAGAGGCAAAAGATTGGCTCTTAAAACATGATTTCAAACCAATTGAATTTGAGGAAGCAACGATGAGAGATATGGAAATATCAAATGATTTTGGCGAGGCTTGTCCTTTGCCAATCATGGATAAACAAACAAATATGACAAATCATTTGATTTGTATTCAAGAGGCGCAACTTGGCCCTGCCGACCCTGCAAACCCAGGTTCATATTGGGAAGATTTAGGAAAAATTTGGCTTGTTCCAGTTGAGCAAGCAAAACAAAGACAATGCCAAAACTGTTCCTATTATGAGAACACTCCAAAGATTCTTGATTGCATTTCCAATGGTGATGCGATGCTTGCATCTGAGTTACCAGTAGACCCAAAATGGGCAGATGTTGGCGATTCAAGTGGGTATTGCCTAAAATGGGACATAACCTGCACGAGTATTCGTTCGTGCGTAACATGGGAGTCACCAGAAATGGAAATGACTGAAGATAATCAAGAAGTCGCAATTCAAGATATTCCTGAACGCAAAAGCAATGCAAAATTCACTCGCGCAGATGCGATGGAAGTTGAATTGAAGGACGAGCGCAGGGTTCAGATGAGCATTTCGTCTGAGACTCCTGTTTCTCGTTCGTTTGGCGATGAGATTCTTGTTCATTCGCCAGAAGCAATTGATCTGAATTTTCTGAATTCAGGTCGCGCACCACTCCTGCTTGATCACGATCCTGAAAAGCAGATTGGTGTCATTGAATCTGTGAGCCTCGATGCGGAAGCGCGTAAGTTACGCGCCAATGTGCGTTTTGGTAAGAGCGCACTTGCTTCAGAGGTTTATGGAGATGTTGCCGACAACATTCGCGGGAATGTGTCCATCGGCTACTCGATCAAGAAAATGGTCAAGTCTGCTGACGGTCGCTCCTTCCGCGCAACGAGTTGGCAACCGATGGAAGCCTCGATTGTGTCAATTCCTGCTGATGTCACGGTTGGAGTTGGTCGTTCGATGGAAGAAATCGCCTCTGAAGCCGAGGTGGAAACGCCTCAAGTGGTTTTGAATGAGACTGTTGACGAACAGCGAAATGATGAACCGCAAATTACCGAAACCCCTGCCGAGGTGGTGACAGAAGTCCGAGCCGAGGCTATCGAAAGGAAAATTGAAATGTCTAACGATGTGAATGTCGCCGTTCAATCTGGCGCATACGATGCCCCTGTTCAGCAAGCCGCTGACATTGGCATGAGCCGCAAAGAAGAAAAAACTTATTCTTTGCTTCGTGCCATCAATGCTTTGGCAAATCCATCTGACCGCGCTGCACAACGCGCTGCCGCTTTTGAACTTGAGTGTTCTGAAGCCGCATCTCGTGCTTATGGTCAATCTGCCCAAGGCATTCTGGTTCCCGCTGAAGTCCTGCGGACTTGGAACAAGCGTGATCTGAACACCTCTGACGATGCTGGTCTGGTTCCTCAGAACTATCGTCCTGGTGATTTCATTGACGCTCTGCGTAACGCTTCCAGCGTCATGCAAGCTGGCGCAACCATGCTGACTGGCTTGACTGGCACTGTGAAGA